AGTTAAATGATGCAAGAGCTGAAGGAAATCTTAAAGCAATATCAGAGGCTAATAAAAAGTTAAACTCTGCTGAAAGAGAAATAGAAAATAGACAAGCGTTATTAACTCCATTAGAAGCAGAGTACGTAGCGAGAAAGAAGAGCTTAGAAGTTTCAGAATTAACAGGCAAAGAATTAGACATTCAATTAAAGAAAGAAAAACAGATTCGTAACTCTATAGGATTAACAGGAATTGCAGCAGAAAATTTTGCTAAGAAACTTGGAGTTGGAGAAGAGGTTTACGAAGCTATGATTTTAAAAGCTAGAAAACTTCAAGCTCAACAAGAAGCAGCGGCAGTTAAAAGAGCGTCTGAAGGAAAAGAGCCGTTAAAAGGATTGCAAAAAGGCTTACAAAGTGTAGGAAACAAATTTAAGGTTTTTGGAACTGGAATGGGTTCTCTATTTAAGAGCGCTGTTTCTTCTTTAGCCGACCCTGCAGTATTAGCAGTAGTGTTGGGTAAAATAGGTAGCGGAATATCTAATGTATTTAAAAGCGCGGCAGGTATTTTAGGAAGCGCAATGAAGGGAATAGGCGGAGAATTAGCTGAAGGACCAATTCAAAATCTTACAAAACCAATTAGCGGATTCTTAGAAAAAATACCGTTAGTAGGTGGATTGTTGGGTGGAGTTGTAGATTTAATGGCAACTTTCATGGACTACTCTATGAATGCCAATTCTCAGTTCGTAAAAATGGGTCGCGAACTTGGTTTAAGCGCAGACGAATCTCAAAAACTCGCAAATAACTTTAGCAATTACGCGAACAGTACTAACGATGTTTTCGTAAATTCTAAAAAACTATATGAAGCTCAAATTGGTCTTAGCAAACAATTGGGCACAACAGCTATTCTTTCTAACGAAATACTTAGCACTAACATTAGATTAAAAGATGTGTTAGGTTTAGAAGAAGACATACAAGCAAATATAGCTCAAACTTCTGTAATTACTGGAAAAGAGTCAGCTAATATTGTTGGAAATGTAATTGCGCAAGTAAATAATCTTAAAAAAGCTGGGTTAGCTACACAAGATTATAAAGCTGTATTAAAAGAGGTTAGCAATTTAGGCGGCTATTTAGGATTGACTTTTGCAAAGTATCCAGAAAAACTTACTAAAGCGGTATTACAAACAAAAGCGATGGGTCTAGAATTAAAACAACTAGACGCTATTGCTGATTCTTTCTTGGATTATGAGTCTTCTATTAGTAAAGAAATGGAAGCTCAGTTGTTAACTGGAAAAGACATTAATTTAAACAAAGCAAGAGAAGCTTTCTTAAATAATGATTTAGTAACAGCAGCTCAAGAAATAACAAAACAAGTCGGAAGCACTGAGGAATTCTTAGGAATGAATAGAATTGCTGCAGAGTCTTTAGCATCTACTTTTGGTATGACTAGGGACACAATGGCAGATATGTTAAAGAAGCAAGAGTTCTTAGCAAAAATAGGAGCAAAAGAAGGCCAGTCAGCTAAAGAGCAGTACGAACTAGCTAAAAAGAAGTTTGGTACACTACAAGAAATTACTAACGAACAAGAAAAACAACAGTATCAAGCTCTAGCTTCAGGCGCGGCTAATGAAAGATTAGCAGCATTGATAGAAAAAATTAAACAGGGCTTCACAGATCTTATATCCAATTCAGGCGTTACTAAATTCATAGACAAAGCGATAGAGTTTATGTCGAACCCTAATAAAATTCAAGGTTTTGTAAATGGAATAAAAGATTTTTTTGCTACTGTATTAGAGATGACAGGAAGCCTAGTTAATGGATTTTCTAAAGTGGCTAATATATTTTTATTCGGAAAGAACGAAATACCAGAAGATTACGGAGATACTATTAAAGGCTTTGCTCAAAACTTAAGAAGTGGAAATATAGGAAAATTAGACGAAGGAGGATTTGTTCAAACATCTGGAATTGCCGAAGTTCACTCTGGTGAAACCTATTTAGGTGCTAACAGTTTACAAGTGATAAAAATGACCGCAGAAAACTCAAGAAAGACTGTTGAGTTATTGGCGAAATTAGCAAATCAAAAATCTGATGGTTCAAATGCTCAAATAAAATTTGTAACAGGTAATGTAGTATTAGATGGAGTTCCAACAGGTAAATTATTGTTAAACAGTTTCGAAAACAACTCATACACAAATTTCGACACAACTAGATATAACTCTTAATGCCGTTAAACTATAATTCACCAAATTTACAGGATTCAGTTTTCTTAGATCAGAAGACAGACTTCACTACGTTGAAATACGGAATGGATCAACCACAAGGAGGAAACTCTGGTTTACCGTACGTTAAATTTCCAATGCAAGACGCTGGACCCGTTACTAATTCTATTTTACAGTTTTATCAAAGAAATAGAAATAGTTTAGATTATCCTATAAGAGGTGGATCAGAATTGGACCCAGGAACAGGAACTGCTAGAAGAACTTTAACCGGTGAAATAGATCAATTAAGAATATCAAAATTTCTTAAAGACGGTTCAAGAGGACCAGCTTTTTTGAAAAAACAAGTAGAGTTACAAAAAACCAATCCTAGAATGGAAACCACACAAGGTTACCAAGCTACTTCTTTTGGTTCTATTCCAAACACGTGGATATACGATCCAAGTGGAAAAAATTTATTGAGCGCTGTGTTAACTTCTGGCACAGGATACAGACCGGACAGAATCGGTATCAACGGCTTTCAATTCCAAAACTTTTACGCTGCTACTATTCAAAAACAATTTACTACTGTAAACGGAAAAGACAGAAATAGATTGCTTGCTTTCTATCAAACAAAAATGTTCAATAGTAATAGAGAGGTAAGATTTACTGATCCCAATTTGTACAATACTTTAGGAATGTCTTTGAATAAAAGCATACTATTCGATTACATACAAGGCCCCGGTTCTACTTACGGAATTGGAAAAACTATAGTAAGAAGAGCGAATGATACTACTTTAGTTTCTAATGTTCTAACTCTTACTTACGATCAGATAAAGAAACAGCAAACTAACAGAACTAACTGTTTGTTTCAAAACGTTTCAAATATACAAGATTTTAGAAGTCAAGTAGCAAGTCCGTCTCAAAGATCGAAAGCTTGGAATTTTTCTTGTAACAGCATTCAAAATTCAATGAATACAGGAAATCCTGGAGATCCTAGAATTAGCAGAGATAATCGCACTTTTACATCTTATGTTCAAGGCACCGATGTAGGTATAGATAGATTAAATACTTTGATGCCTTTTAATGTTAACGAAGGAGATTCTCCGTTTGAAAACCCATACGCTAAAGACATAATCAAATTTGGTTTTGAAGCGATATCTAACGACAATCCTAGTAAGACTACAGCTTTAGTATTTAGAGCATTTTTATCTGGTATAAGTGATAACCATGCTGCAGAATATAACACGTTTAAATATTTAGGTAGAGGAGAAAACTTTAGAACATATCAAGGATTCGATCGCACAGTAAATTTTTCTTTCAAAATATTTGCGCAATCAAGACCAGAATTAAGACCAATGTACGAGAAGCTTAATTATTTAACCAGTCAAGTTTACCCGGATTATAGTCCAACTACTTCAGCTATGAGAGCGCCTATCATTAAATTAACAATAGGAGATTATTTATATAGAACGCCTGGGGTTTTAGAAAGTATCAATATTACAATAGAAGACGATACTTCTTGGGAAATAGCTTCTCTACCAGGAGAAAAACAAAGTAGAGTTGTAGGACAGTTGCCTCATTACTTAAACGTTGTTGTTAGCTTTAAACCTATCATGGACATTTTACCAAGAAGAGCGCAAGAGCTTAACGATATACCAGCTCTATTAGCAAATAGAAATATGATAGTAGATAGTGAAGCTAAAAACGAATCTGATACTACAAGATTAAGGCAAGAAAGTGATAGATTACAACAACAAACTAGAGATCTCATAAATCAACGCGCTGTAACTACAGAATTACTTTCTGGTCTAGAAGAATCTGGTTTCTTTAATAACAATACTAGAAGAAGAATATGAGTTTTAACAGATATCAAAATATAAATGTAATAAAATACCAAGCAACAGGTAGTCAATACTATGTCAACAACGTTTATCCAGAAATTCCAGTTTCAGAAGAAGATACTTACGTGATAACAGTGTTAGGCGATAGATTGGACTTAATGGCTTACGATTTTTACGGAGATACTAGTTTTTGGTGGGTTATAGCATCAGCTAATTCTTTACCAGGAGATTCTTTGTATCCGCCGCCAGGAGCTCAATTAAGAGTTCCTTCAAATATTCAGTCTGTAGTTAATCAATACAGAAACGCTAACTCATTAAGATAGTATGGCAATAAACGATAATAAAATATCTAACGTCATTGGCACTCACATTCCTTTTTGGCTTTTACAACAGTTAAAAACTAGAAGCAAAAAAGGTATTCAAACCAATAGAGACAACGAAAACTTAAAGTATCTTGCAAATAAAACGGGTTGGGTTAGATTAGTGTCTTCTATCAATATAACTTCCGCATCAGATACAAAATATTTTCAAGATTTAACTGGCATAACTTTATCGAAGCCAGAAGATTTAGCTAAAAACTTTGTACTTTACGGAGGAGTTTCTAAATATGGCAATCAGAATGGAGTAACAACTTATACACTAAGAAAAGGCTTTAAAGAGACTTACTCAATGTTAGGAAATCAAGAAGTAAGAGATTTCGGTTATCGCCCAATGCCAGGTTTAACCAGAGTGGTAGTAGAAACACAAGGCAGATTGGGATCTATTAGAGGCGCAACAATAGAGTTTAAAGTTTGGGACAAGAGCCAATTAGATGTAATAGATGCTCTGTATTTTAAATTGGGATACATGATGTTTTTGGAATGGGGAAACACCTTCTACTACGAATCAGAATCTTCAGATTTAAAAACCACGGAACTTCTTAGTTTAGATCCTTTTAAAGATGGCTTGACAAAAGAACAGATAGCTCTTCAATTAGGCTCAAAAAGAAGAGAGTCCAAAGGCAACTACGATGGTATGTTGGGCATGGTTAGTAATTTTTCTTTCTCTTACAATCAAGAAGGGGGATACGATTGCGTTTTAAAATTGGTTGGACTGGGATCTTTAGCAGATAGCTTAAAGATAAACCAACCCGCAACTTTAGCTCAGCCTTTAAAATTTACAATAGAACAATTAAATAACATTTATAGAGATATACAGAAGGAGCAAGAGGCAAAAGAAAAAGCAGAAAAAGCAATAGCAGACGCAAAAATAAAAGAAGCAGCTAATAAGAAAAAAGAAGAAGAACTAAATAAAAATTTTAAAAGCTATTATGATTTTTTAATCAACGATAATGAAGTAGATGAAAATATAACAGGCGCAGCAGGTTTATTTGATGTAACTCAACCGTTTTTTAAAAGGTATGCATCTGCGCCTAGCAGTCTAGTCGTTACAAATACTAAAAATAAAGATTACGACAAAAGAAAAGAATACGATTACTATTATTCCCCAGATCAAAAATTATATATACAAAAATTTGGAGTAATTCTAAACGCAAAAGCTGATATAGATCTTCAAAAAACTTTAAGAGGCATATTTTGGAATTCAAATAATATAAAAAGTAGAGCATTAGTAGGACGAACTGCTAAAGAGGCATCATTAGTTGCAGTGCCTTCTGGAAATAAGTACTTTATAACAACTCAATACTTTTCGGATTCTAATTATATAGTTGATCCTCCTTATACCGGATTTACTCCATATAACTTTAGTATACAAGCAGATTTCATCACATCTAATCCAGAAACAGGAAACGATATCACATATCTTGTCACAAAACAAGAGATGCTACAAAATATAATCTCTTATTTTACAGGAGAACCAATGACCTACGGTGAAATTACGAGAACGAACGTTACGTTACTTGAAAAAGATAACAGCACATTTATTTCCAATACTTTAAAGGACAGAGACGGTAATTATATTGCTGGTTTTTTTTCAAAAAAAGAAAACTCAGGTGGTATTTCTTTCACTAATGATGGATTTTACTCATTAGAATTTACATTTCAGTATAAAATACCCTCATCAACTTGGAAAAACTCCCCAGTATTACAAGCGGATGGAAATTATATTGATCAAGAAAACAAAGTTAAAAATACCATCTCTATACCAGTTACTTTAAGAATAACTGATAGTGATCTAATAAGCGGTATAGAACTTTCAAGTGCAGTTGTTCCAACCGTAGAATATCAAAAATATAGACTTAATTTAACAAACCAAAATACTGGAGCTTCTGCAGCAGAAAATACCAATCCAACTTCTAATACAAGTACAGATCAAACAAAACCAGCAATACAGTATCAATCATCTTTAGAAGCTACTCTAAGAAGCATACAAATTCATTCTTTAATAGAAGCTATTAACGCAAGCTCTAAAAAAATTGATTTAGAAAGAAAAGTTAAAGAAATAGATTTAGCTACTGAAAAATTTGCTGTTCCGGTATTTTCTGATGGAATCTTTAAAGACTACATAGGTAAAATTATAAACAATAGTCTTAGCAATAGCAATCCATTTGAAAAAAATATAAAATACGGATTTAACTCGGCCTTGCTCTCAAATAAGGGCACAACCCCTCCAGAAGTAGACTATAAAAAATTACTAAGATCTTATGTGCTTCCTTACGATGTGAATCAAGACATCAATGATGGTAGTCGATTAGCGCATCCAGTATACATTCAGTTGGGATTATTGATGTTTATATTGAATCACTGTTGTAATTTGTACGACGAAAAAACAGACAAAACAAAAACGCCTCTATTGTATATGGATTACAATCCTGAAACTAATTTTTGTTTGAGTCACCCATGTCATATGACCACTAACGGTATGACTTTTATGATTCCTTTTCAAGGAACTTTTGACGACTATAAAACACTTTTTTATTCAAATATTTTAGAGGGAGATAGTATAAAAGGCGCAGAAGACAATAAAAATGCATTAACGCCTTTATTTAGTCCTGAAAAAGACACAATTTCTGGAGACATTCCTAGATTTAAAGGCGAAGAAAAGATCGACGCTTACAGAGGCAAAATCATGAATGTGTTGGTTAATATAGATTATATTTTTGATATAATTAAACAGTTCTTTTCTCAAGATCAAACCAATAGTGTATTTTTAAAAGCCTTCGTAGAACAGATATTATCTGATATGAATAAAACTCTTGGTAATTTTAATATATTTAGATTTTCTTACGATGATACCTCTAACTGTCTTCAAATAATAGACGATCAATTGGTTCCTGGGCTACCTGAAGAAAGCATCGTTCCTAACAATTCAGAATATGATATTCCAATATACGGTAGAGATTCTATAGCCAGAAGTTTAGATTTGAGAACTGATATATCCTCAAAAATGGCAAACGTTTTAGCCATTAGCGCTAATGCAGAGGTGCAAAAACAATCCGCAAATTCAGTAGACGGTACGCCTTACGGTTTTATCAATCAAAACTATAGAGACCGATATATCTCAAATAGAACAGAGAATTCTAATATAATTAAAAAAGAAGATGGCAAAAAAACTAGAACGGTTGATCAAAATGATGCTATAGTATCTTCTGCTTTAAAATTCAATAAAAATGTAATAGATTTCTACGGCACTTACAATCCGTCTACAGAAAATATCGGTCATGCAACGAACTACTATATCGAAAAACTTAGTGTAAGTAAATTAGCTCCACAAACTAGAGCCGCAGCGATGATTCCAGTATCCGTTAACTTCACATTAGATGGTATCTCAGGATTTAATATGATGCAAGGTTTTACAATATCAGAAAAGTTCCTTCCATATACTTACAATCTTAGAGACTCTTCTAAAGGCACTCAAAAAGTTGGATTTATGGTTACAGGAAATGTTCACACAATAGAGAATAACGAGTGGACTACCGCTATCAAAGCCAATATGACCTATTTAAAAGAGAGAGGAGACTTCTCAGGATCTTTAAACACATCATTAAAAAAAGGAAAGCAAGCCGGGTTTAATCCTGAAGGAACTTCTCCTGATCAGGCAATAGGAACTATACCTGGTAATTATACGACTACGCAAGCCTCAGGATATTCAAATATAAAATTCAGTAATATAAATCTAGGAAATCCTGCAGCAGATGTAAATAAAATTAACGCTAATCTTTTAGCTGACATAAATAAAGCGGCAGTAATTGCAGGTGTAACTGTTCAAATTACTACAGCTGTAAGCGGACATACTAGCGTTCCAAGTCGACATCCTTCAGGAAAAGCTGTAGACATTGCTATTATAAATGGAAAACCTGTATCAAAACAAAATAGAACAGATGCGGACAAATTTGTTAAAGCGTTAGTAGATGATCTAAAATATGCATTTAATTCAGAAAAAGGAAATGCTAAAGCTGTATTAACATTTGATTTCCCTAATCACGATAATCACGTCCACGTTTCAAATACTCAAAGTTAATTTATGCTAAAGTACTATCCATCATTTAGAGTTAAAACCGATTTAAACACGACAGGAAACCGTCTTTTATTAAATGGTGTGCCTTATTCAGGTCAATACTATCAAACTTACGATAACAAATTTTTTAGCGGACCAAATCCCATAATTGGACCAAGCGAAGAGTTAAAAACATTCGAAGACTTTGGTAATTCAGAATACTTAAACTCTTCTAATTTACCGTCTTCTGTAAAGAACCAATTCTTAAGACAGACTAACGTCACAAAAACACAAGCTTTAGAACCAGTATCTTACTATCCAAAACCTACACAAGACGATTACACTAGAGGTTATTTTATTAGATACTTTATTAAGAAGATCAACAGCAAAGGTTTCGTTACAGAAATCTCTCCTCAAGAGTACAACGACTTTGTGAATGGAACAGTTAGATACGATGTATCTTTTTATTTGGTGACTCAGATATTTTGGAAACTTACAGGAGATTTAAACACAAAAAGATATTCTCAGTACGATATTAGATTGGGTATTATAGATGTAAACAAAAAGAATACAGAAGATGCTGGCAAAAACTTCTTAGGTCTTATAGAATTCATCGGTGGTGAATACGCGAAGTTTTCTAGACCCACTGAATAATTTAGTTGAATAGATATCAATAAATTGTTTATGTTTATAGAAATTAAAGGTTATGTATTTCATTGTAGAAAATATAGATCAGTTCAAAAAGCTGAATATTAAAGACGAGTGCTTCGTACAGCTCGTTACTGGCAATGATAGATTTCACCCTAAACTAACGTACGCAAGTTTACTTTACTATAACGATGGTGAAAAAGGATATATATTCCCATTCAAACATTCAGAATCATTCAGTCTAGATTTTGAAACTGTTCACTCGTTTCTTAAGTCTCACAAGAAAGTATACTTATTGGACAAGAAGTTTCACTCTTACTTCTTAGATTTACCTAACGCCATAGACCTACACTTCGTTAATCTAGATCAGACAAACGAATTTAACCAGTTCGATTGCGATACTAATTTACACCACGACTTTTACTCTCGTTATGGGCACCTTCCCATTATTAATGAGATCCTTCCCATAGCAAAGCACTACGAGAGATGTCAGTGCTTATACGATTACGTTAAAGGCTACTTCGATTTAGAGACAGATATACAAACGCAAGAGGACTTCATAAACGCGTACAAGTCTGTCGAGGAGAATCCAATAAAGGTGGATGTAAACTGTTTGCTGGATAAGTACCAGATTCACGATCAGAACTATTCTATTAAAGCAGACAAGATGTACTCTTGCTACAATCTATACAACTTAACAGGAAGACCAACAAATTCTTTTAATGGCATTAACTTCTTAGCAATTCCAAAAGAGAACGACTTTAGAAGCTGTTTTTTACCTAGTAACGATTTTTTAGTTGAATTTGACTTTGATGCCTATCACTTAAGACTAATCGCAAAGCTAATAGGCTTCGAATGTCCTCAAGAGTCTTTCCACGAGTATCTTGGCAAAAGCTATTTCAACAAAGAAGAACTTACAGAGGAGGAATATAAAGAATCAAAAACGATTACTTTCAAACAGCTTTACGGAGGAGTAGACAAAAAGTATAAACACATAGACTTCTTTGACCAAATGGGTTCTTATATAGACGATATGTGGAAGCAATATAATAAGCAACGCGCATATAAACTTCCCACAGGCAGAATAATTAAGATGGATGATTCGATGACAAAGTACAAGCTATTTAACTACGTGGTGCAAAACCTAGAAACTAAGGAAAATATTTATAAGATACAAGAGATTCAGACCTATCTTAAAACCTCATGCGCCAAGACCAAGCTAATTCTGATTACATACGATTCTTTCCTATTTGACTTTAGTAAAAAGGATGGAAAAAAGACACTAGAGGAGATTAAAACCATATTGGAATTCGGCCAAATGAAAGTAAAACACAAACATGGAACCAGCTATGCATTCTAAACTAATTACAAATATTTATTAAACAAGGTTATGATAGAAACAAACACATTAGAATTAACACCAGAATCGCTTATGAACAAGCTGTTTTGCACATTCGCTAAAAAAGAGTTATTAGACGAAAGGTTGCAAGAAATAAATAAAGAATACAAGATACTTTACAATAAGATATTCGTATTGGCTTCCCCAGAGTCTGACGAGTACATGTGCACATATAATATAGAGATAGAAGGTCCTAACACCAAGATTCTACCGAATACTATTCTATTGCACCGAAAAAAAGAATCTAACACCCTATACACAATTAATGCCCTTAACACGCTAATCAAAACTCTTAACAACGGAGTATTGGACAATAAGTTCGTGGTAAATTGGGCTGATTATAGGAACGCTATCCTATTAACGCAAGGAGAAGACCTAAGAAAGTTGAACACTTCTATCCACAAGATAGTTGCAGTATAACTCACTGAGGAATAAATTTTTTTCTTTCGAATATTTTTAGTATATTAGCTTATATAATAAACAACAGTTATGGACATTTCACAATTAAAATCTAGGCTCGCTTCCCTACAGAATCCAAGAGGCGGACAGAAAAAAGACTACAGTTTAACAATCTGGAAACCTACTGTCGGTAAACACATCGTTCGTATTGTACCTTCTATGTACAACAAATCGAACCCATTTAAGGAATTATTTTTCCACTACGGTATCAACAACAAGACAATGATTTCTCCGACTTCTTTCGGCGAAAAAGATCCTATTGTTGAATTCGCACAAGGTTTAAGAAAATCAAGTGAAAGAGACAATTGGCAAACTGCTAAGAAGTTAGAACCAAAATTACGTGTATTTGTTCCAGTTATCGTAAGAAACGAAGAAGACAAAGGCGTAAGATTATGGGAATTTGGTAAGCAAGTTTACATGGACTTGTTAGCAATCTTGGAAGACGAAGACGTAGGCGATTTCACAGACCCTATTCAAGGTCACGACATTACAGTCGACACAGCAGGTAAAGAAACTACTGGATTGATGTACAACACATCTACAGTTCGTGTAAGAACCAAAGTAACTCCATTATCAGAAGATAGTGAAAAAGTTAAATTGTGGTTAAACACACAGCCAGATCCAGATACTTTATTCAAGCGTTATTCTTACGAAGAGATGAAAGCTGCTTTATTAGCACATTTGAATCCTGAAGAAGAGATCAAACAAAATGCTGATACAGTTGTAGAAAAAACTGCTGAAACAGGAGACTTACCTTGGGAAAAAACAGAAGAAGCTCCTAAACAGGCTTTTAGTTTAAACACAAGTAAGACCGAGATCGATTCCAAGATCGACGATTTATTCAACTTTTAATTTATAAGCCCTCACCTAAAAACGAGGGCTTTTTAAACCGCACTAATGGCAAAGGCTAAAGAAGGGTTAAATAGCACCGTATCAAAAGCTATCAAAACAGAATTCAATTTGGATTCTTTTAAACGATCAAAGAACTTATCATCTACGTCCATTAAATTCAAGGACCAACAGTGGATTCCGTTATCGAAAGCGTTTCAAGACACATTACAAATCCCAGGAATCCCGAAAGGCCACATCACTCTATTACGTGGTCACTCAGACACCGGTAAAACAACGGCGTTATTAGAAGCAGCGGTGAGTGCCCAAAAAATGGGCATTCTACCGGTGTTTATTATCACTGAGATGAAATGGAGTTGGGAACACGCTAAAGAGATGGGACTGCAATTCGAAGAAGTAGCGGACGGAGATGGAGTAGTTTCTGACTATAAAGGTTTTTTCCTATTCGTTGATAGAGAAAAACTAAACTGTATCGAAGATGTGTCTGCATTTATTGCTGATATCTTAGACGAACAAAAGACTGGTAACTTACCTTACGATTTGTGTTTCTTTTGGGACTCTGTGGGCTCGATCCCATGCCGATTATCGATTGAGTCTAATAAGAACAACAATGAGTGGAACGCAGGAGCAATGTCTCAGCAGTTCGGTAACTTCATCAATCAGAGAATTGTTTTATCAAGAAAAGAGAGTCAGCCATATACAAACACTTTCGTTGCTATCAATAAAGTTTGGGTCGCAAAGCCTGAAACTATTATGAGTCAACCAAAGATGAAGAATAAAGGTGGAGACACAATGTTCTTTGATTCATCTCTTGTAATTACATTCGGTAACGTTACTAACTCTGGTACAAACAAGATCAAAGCTACCAAGAACGGTAAAGAGGTTGAGTTTGCAAAGAGAACTAAAATCTCTTGCGATAAGAACCACGTAACAGGCGTAACTGCTTTGAACAAGGTTATTATGACAGTACACGGATTTATTGCTGACGATAAGAAAGAATTGGATAATTACAAGAAGCAGTATTCACATCAATGGTTAAAGACATTAGGATCTACTACATTCGATGTAATTGAGGAAGCAGAAGAGGACATTAAAGATATATTTGACGCATCAGAAAATGAATAAAGAATACCAAAAAATATTCGAATCGCTTGGAAAAGAAGTGGTAGAAGAGCCTAAAGAGGATCTAAAGGTAAACGATAGAATCCTAATCATTGACTCTTTGAACACTTTTTTAAGAGCATTTACGGTAATACAACATTTCAACAAGAGTTTGAACCATGTTGGTGGACTAACGGGCTATTTAAGGTCCGTTGGTTACGCCATCAATTTAATAAGACCGACCAGAGTGATTTTGGCGTTCGATGGCAAAGGTTCATCTACTAATAAGAGATATTTGTATCCAGAGTACAAAGCTAACAGAGGCATACGCAGGGTCACTAACTGGGATGCTTTTGAGAATCAAGAGCAAGAGTCAGAAGCAATCACTAATCAGTTAGTTAGATTGATAGATTATTTAAAGTGTTTACCTGTAGATTTAATCTCGATAGACAAGATCGAAGCAGACGATGTTATTGGATACATTTCTCAAAAAATGAATTCACAAATAACAATAATGTCTTCAGACCGAGATTATTTACAGCTCGTATCTCAAAATATTACTGTATATTCTCCTACGAAAAAAATCTTCTATAC